ATTATTCACCTTTTGACGCCATCCTTGATGTGCCTGCCTACGAAGGAGTAAGCGCCAGCAATACAAGCGGGCCTGAACACGAAGTTGTTGCAATCAACGAAAAGATTGTGCAATTTACGCCCAATTATCAAGGTATGACGATAGGCGGACTGCGGATCAATTCTTCTAGCGAGTGGTCGAATTTCAACAGCTTTTCTGCCTACATGAAAAAAGGCATTATTCTTGAGAACCTAATTGACGGCAGCGCTAAAGCTTCCAACCTTCTTCCTGACATCGTGTTTGGGATGATGACTAACACGGAATGGGGTGCGGGCAAGATCCTTGGAGCGCAGCAGGTCGATAAAGACTCAATGAAGATCGCATCACAGTTCTGTAATGCAAATGACTTCACTTGGGACGGTGTCGTAAGCCAGCGCATTAATTTCCGCGATTGGGTATTTCAAAATGCGCAGTATGCATTGTTAGACGCAACTGTTATTGGCGGTCGCTTTGCGTTGGTTCCAGCCGTGCCCTACACAAACACTTTTAACATCGGCAACTTTGTTAAGCCTGCACTCAAAGCGCTGTTCACTGACGGCAACATGCGCGACATGAAGATTCAGTGGTTCGGGCCAAGTGAACGCCAACTGTTCCAGGCTGAAATGCTTTGGCGCGAAGAGACCCCAAACGGGTTTGCAAAAACAAGACAATTCACGATGCGACTGTCTGATGCAGAAGGTGGCTCGTCAACCGATCCAGTGGAAACATTCGATATGAGCGGTTTTTGTACTACAGAATTGCACGCGGCTCGATACGCATACTATGCGCTTCGCCTGAGGCAACAGGTTGATCACACCATTACGTTCCAGACCACGCCTCAAGCTGCAATGGGTCTTATACCAGGCAACTACTTCAAGGTTGCCAGCAACTCAACGCATACCAGCAGGTTTAACAACGGTTCCGTTGATTCTGAAGGTTACGTAACAAGCGTCGATGGCCTGGCCAACGGCAGCCATTCTGTCTACTACTGGAAGTCTGGTACGGAAGGCGTTAGAGAAGGCACATTGATCGTGAGCGATAACAAAGTTACCGACTCGGCATTTTTCAACACCGTTTTCACTGTTGTTATGACGAGTGAGCAAAGCCGCGTGTACAAACTGGAGTCGCTAACGTATGGAGAGGACGGATTGATCGAAATTTCAGGATCTCACATGCCCCTGACTAGCGCTGGCACGTTAAAGATTCTGGATTGGAACTCTGCTGACTTTGAAGGTTTAGGAATCATTCTCTGACATGGCAGCCGTAGCATTCCCGAACTTAAAACCGTCTAGCCGGAGTTACACCCCTGGTACGTATCCGCAGACTGAGTTTCAAGCGCAAAACGGCGCAAAAACTATTGTGCGCTACGGCAACCGCAGGTTTGATTCAAAGCTGCAGTTGAGTTTCGCAAATATTGCTGATGCGGACGCAGCAAGCATTCTTTCGAATTACGAAGCGGTAAATGCTGATTGGGATTACGTCACCTTTACCGATAACGACGGCGCTGCCGGTGCAGGTGCATCTTTGGCGAGCTACTTGCGTGAATCGGGCGGTTCAGGACTGAAATGGCGTTATGACGGACCACCGCAGGTTGATTCGGTGTATCCAGGGCTGAGCACAGTTAGTTGCTCATTCATCGGCGTCTTAGACGCTAGCTAAACTTTGTTGGAGCGAGGTAAATCATGCCGTTCTACGCAGGCCAACAGGGCAAGCTATTTATTGACGGCAGTAGTACAGCTGCCGCAAAGGTGGTGAATTGGTCGTTTACCTCAGCACAAGGCACGCTTGAGACGACCACGTTAGGTGACACGGATAGAACCGCTGTATACGGCATCCGTAGCTTGAGCGGAAGCTGTCGGCTGTATTACTACAAATACACCTCAGGTGCAACGTCTTACAACGACTGCGCCACGTTACTTGAGAAGGTCATCAAGATCTCCGGTGGAACGTCAGCCGGTGATGGTGAAAACGATGCTTCTGACCCGGTCACCTTCCGTTTGTATATCGACGATGGCACGTCCAGCGGCAAATACATTGATATCCCTGCGTTGATTACAAGCGTCAGCATGTCGATTAGCGTCGGCGAGGTGTTGGCGGCTGATGTCAGCTTTGAATCGAATGGCGCACCGCTTAGCGGAACTAACATCACTCAGGCAAGCTAATGGGCGTTTATCTAGGCACTGCCGGTCAAGTTGAGATTCGACGAGAATCTGGTGATCAAACATTAATCACGCAGCTAGACCCAAACGATGTCAATACAAGCCGAAATCGCTTTAGTGTTGACTTTGCACTGAGTTCACTGATCACAGGTGATCGCGTAACGATCGCCACGGTTGACGGATCTCCTTTAAAGCTCGTCGCCAATCATGTGGATGCATCTCTAAATTATTACCCTGACTGGAATGGCTACATCCATGTTGATGCAGTGGGAGGTTTGCGGCTATATACATCATTTGAAGCTTCGGTAAGTGGTTTTAGTGCTAATGCTTTGGCGCTAGTGCAGCCAGATTCTGCCGTTGAAATCACCATTAAAACCGAGGACCTTAGGTTTAACACTCTCGGCCAAGTGACGGATTTTGAGCTGACAACTAGCCGCGACCAAGTAAATACAGATGTACTTGGAACGGAATTTCACAGTTACTTTGAGGCTGGTTTAATTAGCGGCCAAGGCGCTTTGTCTTGTCACTGGGAGCATACAAAACGAAGCGGTTTAAAGAATAGCGAGCCCGACTACGAATTTTCCAGTTATTTGGCTCGACTGCTTTTACGCCTAAAGCAAGGTGCGTCATTTCAAGGCAAGTTTTACATCTATAACGGCCAAGACGGCGGCGCATCCGTCTGGTACGAGTCTGAATGCCTAGTCACAAGTTTTGCCGTCAACGTTGAGGCTACTCAAGTAATCAATACTCGCGTGCAGTTTGTTGCAACAGGGCCGATCACTTTAAACCAAGGGTTTACGACCGGTTATCTGCTACAGGAAAGCGGTTCAAAAGTCCTTCAAGAGGATGGCTCTGGTATTTTGCTGGATATTCCGGATTAGACTGAGCTTGTTTCCGCTAACCGCAACGGAAAGGAGTCATGCCCGATCTAGAAATCAGTAATTTGCCCGCACTGCCTGGTACGGGTCTTAATGGCAATGATCCAGTTGCGATTGCGGATCTGTCTGCGTCAGAGACAAAGAAGATCACAGCCAAAGACCTGGTTCAGTCGGGTGTTGCACTTGTTGACGACGCCAGCATCCCAGCGGCTAAGGTTGCTGCGCTTGGTTCTGCACAGCTTGCTGCTGACAGCGTTGGTAGCTCTCAGATTGCGGATAATTCTGTAGATACTGCTGCGATTCAAGCTAGTGCCGTCACTGACGCCAAAATCGCAAGTGGCGTTAGCGGTTCTAAGCTTTCCGATGGAACGGTCACCGCAGCAAAACTCGGCACTGTAACCGATCGCGGGCTTGATCAAGTTGGCGGAAATATCGGCCACACAAATACGGTCACTGCTGGTACGGCAGCCGGAATTACTTTTGACTCGCAAGGTCACATTACCGCAACGGGTGCGATCCCGGCTTCGGATCTTCCTTTAGCTACAACAACGACAGTTGGTGGCGTTATTATTCCCACCGATGGCGGTTTGGAAGTTAGCGTTACAGGCGAGGTACGTCATGAGCACGACGTAACTGCTGACATCGTTGCAAACATCAGCTTTGATGAGCACGGTCACATCAATTATGTGACTGAACTTCAGCCAGGACATTTACCTATTGCCCTGACTAACGCTGTAGGTGCTGTGCAAGTTCCTGCGGCTCAAGGTTTGAGCATTGATGCTTCCGGTTCAATCGGCCTTACAAACACAGGTGTAACCGCTGGAACGTACACAAAGATTACTGTGGATGCCTATGGTCGGGCCACCACAGGAACAACACTGTCTGCGGCAGACATCCCGGATCTGAATGTTAGCAAGCTTACAGCAGGCACTCTTGCTACTGCACGCATCGCTGATGATGCAGTTACAGCCGCAAAACTAGCCGATAGGTCTACGACAACGATCGCGGAAACAACGCCCGCGAGTGGTGCATTTATTGGTCAGACGCACCTTAATTCACTTACTGGTGATTACTACTTATGGGACGGCAACGTCTGGCAACCTATCGGCATCAGCGTCGGCGAGATTGTACTTGCTGGAACGTATGACGCAAGCACCAATTTGCTTGATTCGGTAACTGCTGAAGGTTCAGCTGCTGGCTTTACAAACGGTGCTTCGTTGCCTGCGGCAGCCACTAATAATAGCCGTTACTACGTTGTTGTTTCGCAAACGGGTACAGGTACTGCGCCCGCTCCAACGGTAACGCTTGAGCCGCCTGATATTTTGCTTTCGAACGGTACAAGTTACGTACTGATCGAGACTTCGGAGACGATTACTGCACAGATCGCATCAAACGTTGGTTTTACGCCTTATGGCGATATCAATAGCACTAATGTTCAAGGCGCGATTGCCGAGCTTGACGATGAAAAAGTTTCGCTTGCTGGCGATACTATGACAGGTGATTTGACACTAGGCGATGGTGTCAACCTTGTTTTTGAAGGCGCGACTGCAAATGATTATGAGACAACGGTAACTGTTGATGATCCAACAGCAGATAACACTATTACTATTCCGAATGAAACTGGAACTGTTGTAACAACTGGTGCAAGCGGTGTCGTGACTAGCGCGATGATCGCCGATGGCGCGATCGTCAATGCTGACATCAATGCTAATGCTGAGATTGCAGTTAGCAAACTTGCCGACGGTGCAGCACGCCAACTTTTGCAAACTGATGCAGCAGGCACTGGTGTTGAGTGGACCAGCAACGTTGACATCCCTGGGACGTTAGATGTAACTGGGGCGGCGACATTTGATAGCACTGCTAGCCATCCATTGGGCAGTGCATCCGCACCAACGATTGCTTTTACCGGTGACATTGACACGGGGATTTATTCACCCGGCGCAAACCAAGTAGCCATCTCGACTGGTGGCACTCAGCGAGCAACTATTGACAGCTCCGGCAGGCTGTTGGTTGGTACGTCTAGTGTAGTTGGAACAAGTGCTGACAACTCGTACTATGCCTTGTTGACTGTTAAGGGTGCTGCAACATCGTCTGGTGCCCAAGGGCAAATGGCACTAGTTCGAGGTGAAGGCTCTGCTGCTATTACTGCAGGCGAAACGATTGGTCGCATTGTTTTTGCAGACTCTAATGCTGGTAACTATGCATTAATTGATTGTACAGCAGATGGCACCGCTGGATCAGGTGACTACCCAGGCCGCCTCGTGTTCGCTACCACAGCCGACGGAGCAAGCAGCCCGACGGAACGCCTCCGCATCACATCGGACGGGAAGCTGGGTGTGGGGACGAGTAGCCCTAATACACCTCTGATGGTGAAAGGCAGTAGTCAGCCAGTAATTCGTGCATACACGACTGACACAGGTACTTCTAATCAGATCCTCTTTGACAATAGCAGCAACTACCACTACGGCGCTGTCGGTACAGTTTCTGGAAACACCACTACAACTGGCGATGTTTTTGGCCTTGGCTACACAGCAATTAATACTACTGATTTCACCCCCGTACTCTCTTGGACTGCCAACACAGGCAACGTAGGGATTGGCACTACTGCGCCCGATAGAAAGTTACATGTTGCAGGCGATTGGATACGAGTAGACGATGGTTACGGACTAGACACAAGCGGTGGTACCGAAAAAGTCAAGCTAGATGCTGGCTATATCGCACTAACAACTGCTTCAATCGAACGCGCCCGCATCGACAGCTCGGGACGCTTGTTAGTTGGCACGTCTAGTGATCAGTCTGAATCTGATGCAACTGGTTTAATTCAAGCATTCCACCCATCAGCAGCCAAAATAATTATTGGCAGA